GTTCTACGAGGTCTACGTCAGAGCCGAGGCGGCGACCTGTGCCAAGCGTGACGTCAAGGGGATGTGGGCGAAGGCCAAGGCCGGGGAGATCAAGCATTTCACCGGCTACGACGACCCGTATGAGGTGCCGGTGAACCCGGACTGGGTCGTGGACACGGAGAAGCTGAGCATCGAAGAGGGCGTGGAGCGGATCGTACATCTGGCCACGAGGGGGTGAGGCCATGAGACTTGTCGATATCGGATACCACCTGCCCGAGCAGGTGCTCACGAACGAGATGCTGCAGGAGGAGGTCCCCGAGTATAACGTCAAGCGGGCCGCCTCGAAGATCGGGGTGACCCGGCGGCACGTGGCGGATGGCGAGTCGATTCTGTTCATGGCGCTGAAGGCTGCGCAGCAGGTAGTAGATCGTCACGACCTGTCACTAATTGACTATGTCATCCTGTGCACCCAGTCCTCGGAGTACCACCTGCCGAACCTGGCCTGCATCCTGCAGGAGCGCCTGGGCCTGCGGACCGACATCGGGGCCCTCGACATCAACCTCGGCTGCTCCGGCTACGTGTACGGCCTGAGCCTGGCGAATGGGCTGCTGTTCAGCAACCAGGCGAACCAGGTCCTGCTGGTGACCAGCGAAGCGTACACCCAGCATATTGCGAAGGAGGACGCCGGGAACCGCATGATCTTCGGAGACGGGGCCACGGCCACACTGGTCAGCTACAGCCTGCCGCACCCGTCGTTCGTGTTCGGCACCGACGGCCGCGGTGCGGAGAACCTGATCGTCCCGCGCTACGGGACCCTGACCATGAACGGTGCGGAGATTTTCGCTTTTACAATCCAGGAGGTCCCGAAGGCCGTCCGTGAGGTCGTTTCTCGGTACAATCTCGAACTCGATGCGGTCGATTATTTCATTTTCCACCAGGCGAACCACTACATGCTGGACCACCTGCGGCGCACGCTGAAGATCCCGCAGGAGAAGTTCTACAACGACATCCGCTACACAGGGAACACGGTCTCCTCCTCGATCCCCCTGGCCCTGCGGGACTGCATGGAACGGAGGGTCGTTTCGGTGGGGGACAAGGTGCTGCTGTGCGGCTTCGGGGTGGGATACTCCTGGGCCGCGACAATTTTGGAGGTATAACTATGGACGAGAGGATAGAGAAGTTCCTCGGAGCGTTGAGCACGGACATGCAGGAGACGATCGGTCTGGACACGGACCTGCCCGGCCTGATCGGATACGACTCGATGGCGAAGATGATGATGCTGTCGATCCTGGTGGATGAGTTCCTGGACGGGCAGGAGATCCCGGTCGAGGAGGTCCCCGGGATCATCAAAGCGATCAAGACGCCGAGGGAGCTGCTGGAGAGGTTCGGGGTCAAGACATGAACTCCGCAGAGGCCAAAGAGGCGGGCTACTACTGGGGCGCGGATCTACGCGTGCACGAAAGCTGCACGATCGCAGGCGACGTGGTGATCGGCGCGTTCACGATCATCCACCCGGACGTGATCATCGAGAAGGGCGTGGTGATCGACAGCCACTGCGTGCTCGGCTCCCCTGGCGGGAGCGAGCGGCCGCTGTGCATCGGCGAGGACTCGCTCATCCGCAGCCACTCGGTGATCCAGGGCGGCAGCGTGATCGGGCGGCGGCTCTCGACGGGCAGCCACTGCACTATACGCAGCGGCATGCGCATCGGAGAGGGATTTCAACTGGGAGGACTCTCCAGCGTCGAGGGCCGCGGCTGGATCGGGGACTACGTGAAGACGCAGACCTGCTGCCAGATCACCCCGGGGGCGACGCTGTGCGACTATGTGCAGCTGTTCGCGAACGTCCAGATGACAAACGATCCGCTGCCTCCCTCGCCCACGGAGCTGAAGCCGCAGATCGGCCTGTTCAGCTGCATCGCCTCGAACGCCCTGGTCATGCCGGGGGCCGTGGTCGCGGAGCTGTGTTTCGTCACCGCCGGGAGTGTGGTCAAGGACTGCCCGGAGCCGGGCATGGTTTACTCCGGGGATCCGGCCCGGCCGGTCATGCCGGTCCGCCGGTTCGTGCATCCGGAGTACGGGACCTGGTACGACTGGCCGCTGCGGTTCCGCTGGCCGGAGGACGTCCAGGAGCGGGTCCTGGAGCGCTACGCGGAACTGCAGAAGGAGCTGAAACTGCTGTAGACGGGGATCGAAAAATACTTTAGAATATAAACAGAATAGTAAACTGGGAGGTTTACAGATGGGACTATTTAAGAGGATCCGTGGGCTGCCGCTGTGGTGGTTTTCGGATGCAGAGACCGAGCCAGAGCCAGGCTCCGAAGAGACTACACCTGCCGAAGAAGAAAAAGAAGAACAACAGGACGACGAAGAGAAAAAGCGCATCGTGGACGAGGAGGTCGAGCAGGCCCTGAGCACGCTCAGCGAGCTGGAGGAAGGGGCCGACTCCGACGACCCGGAGGCGATCAAGGCGCTGCTGAAGCGCACGACGAAGGCGATGAAGGTCCTGGCTGACAGCAACGACAAGCTCTCCGACCTGGCCCGCAAGCGACTCCATGAGATCATGGAGAAAAAGCAAAAACTGCGGGAGATCTCCGAGCGGGACGAAGCGGCCCGGCTGAAGGAGATGAAGGACAAGGAGGAGTTCAAAAAGGCTCTTGACGAATTAGAGCCTAAATATGATATACTGAAAAAGGACGTAGCGAAGACCCGGGAGTTCTTCGAGACACGGCTCGATGAGCTGAAGGAGGAACTCCCTGTCGAGTACCACAACCTGATCCCGCAAGGGGACATTCGAGACCAGGTCAAGTGGATACAGAAGTTCCAGCAGACGGTCGTCAAGAAAGCTGCTCCTGGCTCCAGCGGCGATGACACCGACTCTGGAAAGTCAAAAACGAAAGTGGGCGGAGACGACACACCGCCAGAAGGACCGGCCGGACGGCCAGATGCGAGACGCATCGAGCAGCTCATCGACGAGTGCAAGAATGAAGCAGAACTCGAAGCGCTGCTCGCCGATTTCCGGCAACAGGGCGTCAGATAACGTCGCCGAGAAAGTCAGCAGAAATTGACAACCACAAAACTTTCTTGGAGGACGGACAACATGAAAAGGTTCTACAAAATCCCGCTAAACTGGTTCGCAGTCACGAGCACCACAAGCCTCACGGGCCTGGTGCAGACCGCCTACAGTAGAGCGGTCGAGTTCGCCTTCCAGCCCCAGCTGTTCTTCGCCCAGTTCGCGCAGTCGAAGCGGTGGACAATTCGCGAGCGAGATCCGATGCCTGGAGATACCGTGACCTTCACGATCTTCAACAACCTGACCGCGGCAACCGGAGCCCTCGCCGAGACAAGCGATCCCACTGCCGAGACGATGGGCAAGACCCAGAAATCCGTCTCCCTCGCGGAGTACGGCAAGCTGGTGACCACCACGCAGAAGATCAGGCTCCTGAGCTTCGCTGACATCGACCTGTCCGTAGGACGGGTGGTCGGCGATAACATGGGAACCTCAGTCGACCTGATCGCCCGGGCCGCCTACGACGCCCAGACCGGCAGCGCGTACATCAAGTACGCCACCGGGACAAGCGCCACGGACATCACAACCTCGCCAGGATCACTCCTGACGGCGGCCGACGTCCGGTTCGCGCGCAACAGGCTGGCTCGGAACAACGTACCTAAACCTGACGGCCGGTTCTACGTAGCCATCGTCCATCCGGACACCGTCCATGACCTCCGCGCAGAGACCGGATCCGGTGCCTGGCGCACTCCGAAGGAGTACGTCGACCCGACCGAGATCTACAACGGAGAGATCGGCGAGTTCGAGGGCTTCCGGTTCGTAGAGACCAGCAACGCCGCGTTGACCTCCGACGGAGCGAGCGGCACCGTAGACCTGTACACCTCGTACTTCCTCGGCTTCCAGTGCATCGCATACGCCGAGGGCCAGGCTCCCATGATGGGCATGAGCGGACCGTTCGACGCCCTTCAGAGACTGATGAACGTGTACTGGTACGGCCTGTTCGGGTTCGGGGAACTGAGGCCGGAGGCACTGTTCAAGGTGTACTCGGCATCGAGCGTGGGTGCGAACACCTAAAGCGGGCGCTGGAAAAAAGCGACACGAAATACAACGCAGGGGC